CGTAAAAAGAAAAGCGATATAGAAAGAGAACAAGCTTCTTCTATGGTGAAGGATTGGGAAAAAGACAATGGTGGTCTAGATGATAATCAGCGTGCTACGCTGCAACGCATGATTGAACTCCATTCCAATACAGCACAGCAAGATGTGCGTCGTGTGGATTATTATAGTGGGAATCAAGATAAATATGAAAAAAATACGCAATCCATTCAAGTTCGGAATGAAAATACAGGTAATCTTGTAAAAAAGAAAAAAGAAATCTTTGCATTGAGAAACGGTGAGGAAGAAGAACCAGTAGAGAATGTGTACCAAAATAATGAATTTGATAAGAACAATGAGGATCACAGAAAACCACCAGAGAGAAATCCATACTTAGATCAAATTCGGGTATCGAATCGTATCTCACCATCCACAGATTGGATGAAGCGACAAGAAGAGGAAAGTAGTGCAAAGAAAATGATGGGCACGCTAGACCTTCTGTCTAAGCAAAAAAACAATCAAAATACTAGCGCCGCTTCTAAAACAGAAGGGGGCTTTTTTGATGACCTAAAATTCGCCGTTGGAAAACTGGGTGAAATGATAAAACCAGCAGAGGGAAAAACTCGTCAGCAGGTTTGGGATGAATATAGGAAAGATGGTGGGAAAAGTGAAGCGACAAAAGAAGTCAATCGCTTTGCGAATCGTACCATGGATTCCACGTTACTTCATGCGCCAAGTGCGGCCATGAAAAAAGTACGAGGACAGGATGCGGTAGATTGGCAAGATCACCGTGAAGGTGTAGGAGAAAACATTGCTGACTTTGTATCAACGGGGCTTGGCTATGTAATCCCAGGTGCAGGTGCTGCGCAAGTAGCGGGGAAACTGGGAATGGGAGCGAAGATTGGCGAGGACATGTCGAAACTCGGCAAAATAGGGCAATATGCCAAAGAGGGCGCGGCAACAGGCGCCCTTCTTGCAGGGGCAGAAACACCAGCCAAAGCATATGTGAATCCGGAACAGACGGTAGGAGACCATTTGAAACGAATTGGTGTGGAAACAGCAGCAGGGGCCGCCATTAACCCACTTGCCCACGGTTTGATGAATGCGGTGCAAAATGTGCGTAAGACGAAGGGGGATACTTCTACTTCTAACGTATCGGATGATGTCATGCAGCAGGAAAGACATCAAAGGGAGTTAACGAATCAAGTTGCGGAAGAACAAGCATTGCAAGATACACGTATTAGAAATGAACCGGAATCTTTACCGATTCAAGCTGCATCAGAATCCGTACCATCGTTAGAACAAGCACTAGAAAGTTTGGCGAAACAGAAAAAGAAAGCTTCTTCAAATGGGGAACTTCCTGATGACGTACAAGCCATGCGTCATGCACCTCCGGTCATCCAATCCGCTATGGCGCCAGAGGGGCGGACCATTACGCATAAAAAATTACTAGATAGTTTCCGTGACAATTTAGGCATTACGCTTCGTACAGGGCGTATGGGAGTGGGAGACGATGCAGTCTCGGGAATTTATAAGACGAGTCCTGAAGTCATTCGTACGCGTGAGTACGGGGACTTAGAAACGTTAGCGCATGAAACAGGTCATCATTTGGATAAGAAATTTGGATTGAATGACCCAAAATTTGATGAGGAATTCATGAAACTGGGTGTTCATACATCTGGTCAAAGTTATACGTCTGAACAAGTTCGTCAAGAAGGTATGGCGGAATTTATGCGTCGTTACTTACTCAACCCAGCCATGGCAGAACAAGAAGCACCTGAGTTTATGAAACACTTTCAAAGTATTATTCCAAAGGATGTACAGAAGGGCTTACAAAAAGTTCAAGAAGACGCGCAAATATGGGCGAATCAAGGGGATGAAGCGCGTTTCCGTGGGAAAATCAATGTAAACGAGAAACCTACCGGTTTGGAACGTGTGAAACAAGTACTGCAAAAACTACCAAATTCGAAAGAAGAGCTATATACGGAAGGAATGGATAGGCTCTTTCCTATCTCTAAAGCGGAAAAAGAGATACTAGGAGGGGAACTAGATGATGCTTCCGTTTCTCCTTATAAGAAAGCAAGACTTGCGGCAGGAACGCCTAAAAAGGCGCAAATGAAGGTGGAAGAGTTCCGTACGATTTTTGGAGATTCCAAGGTTGATATGGCGGATGTTCGGGATTATGTAACTGCGATTCATGCGAGAGACTTAGAAGGGCAAGGAATCAAAACAGGATTTACCCCGGAAGAAATTGAAAAAACGATTACGAAATTTGATACACCTGAAGTTCGTGATGCGCACCAAAAAATCAAAGCGTATAACGATTCCTTGTTAGATATGTTGGTGGAAGGAAATATGTTATTGAAGGATGCAGTAGCTGCCATGCGGGAAAAACACCCAAACTACATGCCATTCAATCGTTATTTTGATGAAGAGGGCGTGAGTGAAGGTTTCGGCGGAGGAAAAGGGTTTGTAGATGTAACCAATCCTGTTAAGCGTATAGAGGGTTCGAGCCGAAATGTCATTGATCCATTTGAAAGCATTGTGAAAAATACCTTTAAGTCTATGCAAGCAATAGAACGGAATAAAGTTGGCCTAGCTCTAGCAGATTTAGCGGAAAACGAAGGCGCAGGGAAATGGATTGAAAAGCTTGCTGGTGATGGAAAAGAATCGGTAACGAAAGAGAACATTGTAACTGTTTTTCAAAATGGGGAAAAACAACAATATCAATTAGCGCCTGAATTATATCGTGCCGTGAAAGCAATGGACAAGGAAGTTACAAATAAATTTATCTTGGCCGCATCGAAACCGAGTGATTGGCTACGTGCTGGGGCAACCTTAACTCCTGAATTTGCCTTGAGAAATCCGATTCGTGACCAGTTTGCAGCTTATGTGGTAAGTGATACAGGGTACAATCCGTTTGACTTTGTAAAGGGACTAAAAGAGGTTGGGAAGAAAAAGTTCGGAAAAGGCTCAGAACTATATGATGATTGGGTGAATCAGGGTGGTGCATATGGTGGATATGTATCTGCCGATCGTGATTTGTTGAAAGAACAACTAGAGGGGATCGGTAACCAGCAAAAAGAAGGGCTTTCAAAAGCCATACAAACCATCACCGCTCCTGTGAATCCGAAGAATTGGCTGAAAGTATTACAAACGATTTCTGAAGTATCTGAAGAAGCAACGAAAGTGGGAGCGTATCAGAAAGGTTTGAAGAAAGGGCTCACACCTGAAGAATCGGCTTATCAAGCGCGTGACCTCATGGATTTCAACCGTATGGGGAATTCCGTACAGTCTGCTAATCGTGTGTTCACATTCTTAAATGCTAACCTACAAGGAAAAGATAAATTGATTCGCTCCATGAAAGAACATCCGATTCGGACGAGCGCTCGTATTGCTGGTTCTACCCTTCCGCCAAGCGCATTAGCCCTTGCAAGTTACGCCAATGCAAATGAGAAACAAAAAGAAATGATGGATAATATGACGCAGCAAGAAAAAGACACGTATTGGTCCTACGCGATTCCAGGTACGGATAAAGTAGGCAGGATTCCAAAACCATTTGATATTTCCTTACTGACCAACACGGCAGAACGGGCGAATCGAATGAACGAGGGTGACCCCTACGCTTTTGAGGGATATGGGAAAACCATCAACGATGCGGTGAAAGTACCTTGGATGCCAACGGTTATCCAGCCCGTTGTGGAAAATATGGCGAACTATAGCTTTTTTAGAGATGGAAAAATTGTTCCAACGCGTGATGAAAAGAATTCACCGAAAGAATGGTATGGACCGAATACGAGCCTGATGGCACGTGAAATGGCAAGTGTATTAGATAAGATGGGGGTGGAAGCTTCACCGTATAAAATAGATAACCTGTACAAAGGTTATACGGCGGGATTGGGTCAGTATCCATTGAAAGGATTAGATGCCGCTATTTCATTGATTTCCAATAAAGAAACACCAACACTCGTTGCGCAGGAATGGAATGAATCCACACCAGGTCTGAAAGCATTCTTTGTCAATGGGCAAGGTGGCGGGAAAGTCATGGAAGATTACTACAACATCATGGAAGAACAACAAGCCTTGCAGGCGGACAGTAAAAAGAATGAGGAAGACGCACCAAATGCGGATGAAATGAAGTCGTTCCATAAAGTAGATAAAGCAATGGCGAAATTACGTAAAGAGTATTATCAAGTGAAATCAGATACAGCGATGGATTCAGAAGTAAAACGAAGTGAATTAGATCGTCTGGATGAAGAGATGCGTGCACTTGCGCGAGAAGGCATTACTATTTTTAGACCTGATTACAAATAAGGGCTCTCCGGGGCTCTATTTTTTATTGCCGAGGAGTGGATACCAATGGAACACTGCAGAGAATGTGAGGAAGCAACACAAGACGTACAGGATATTCAAGTCCGTCTCGCCGTTGTGGAAAGCAAGGTGGCGAAGATTGAAGAGAATATCGAGAAAATTTTAAGTAACACCAATTGGTTAGTAAAAAGCATTGTAGGCGGAATGATTGCAGCGATACTTGCGTTTGTATTAAAAGGGGGACTATAAAACATGACAAGAGAGAACATCCAAAAACGATTACGCAACTGGAAAACATGGGTGGCACTCGCCTCTCTTTTGGGATTTATTTGTGCGAAGGCAGGATTGCTAGAAACGAAGAGTTTTATCGATGAAGTGTTACCGTACATTTTCACACTAGGTGTCGCTTTAGGAATCTGGAGTGACCACGAAGGCACAGTACAAACAGACAAATAAAAACAAAGAGAACGCATCGCCAATCGGTGGTGCGTTTTTCTATGGGAGGAGAAATAAACATGAAACGATTATTAAGCATATTCACAACAATAGGTGTCCTATGTTTACTTTCTACAAGCGCTTTTGCCGATAGAATACTTCTGATACCTGATGTGCCGAAAACGCCATACAGGGGCGGTATAGGGGCATATGAAGGAGTGGTTGCCCACAGTACCGCAACACCTGAAGCACCGGCAATCAATATCCAAAAATATGAAACTCGTACATGGAGGAATGCATTTGTTCATTACGCAGTGGATTGGAATGAAACCATTCAGATTGCGGATACAAAATACATTGCGTACGGTGCAGGACCAGCAGCGAATAAACGGTTTGTCCATGTGGAATTGTGCGAGACAGCTGATTACGCTAAGTTTAAAAGGAGTTATGAGAAGTACGTAAAGCTGTTAGCGAAAATCTTACAAGATAACAATCTGTCAGTTGAAAAAGGATTGTGGACGCATAACGATGTGAGGAAGTATCTTGGCGGTACAGATCATGAAGACCCGATTGATTATTTACGTAGCCATGGTATGTCAGAATCACAGTTTAGAAGTGATGTGCAACGAGCATATAACAATTCTAGTGTTGAAGTTTCTGTTCCGTCTAAACCAGAGGAAGTACCAATAGCAGTAACAGATGAGATTGCTTATATGGAAGGCTACAACGTGAATTTACGTAAAGGACCAGATACGAGCTATGCAGTTATTCGTCAGCTAAACAAACCTGAAGCGTATCAAGTGTGGGGAGAGAAAGATGGATGGTTAAACCTTGGCGGTGACCAATGGGTGAAATATAATCCAGCGTACATCAGGTTTGAAAAGCAAGAATCCGTAAATCCGGTTGTAGGGAAACGTGTGGTTTCGAAAGTAGATAACCTTCGGTTTTATGATACACCGTCATGGCAGGATGAAGATGTAGCGGGTACGCTGGACGCAGGGGAAGGATTCATGATTGATGAGAAGGTAATTGTAGATGGATCTCCACAAGTTAAGGTGCACAATAGCAAAGGGCGCACATACTATATGACATCAAGCGAAGCCTTTGTGTATGTGAAGTAGGGAAGAGAAAACAAGGAGGTTTTCGCCTCCTTGTTTTAAAAATATTGAGGTAATTGATTGAGTATTTTTTCAATTTGATTTGCAGTGTTTGTTAAGCTCATATCTTTTTTCGCACGGAAAAACAATGTTCGTAAAAAATTTTTGATATTTCCATATAAAATAGAAAATTGTGTTAGTGTAAGCCTTTCTTTCATTTGAGGAAGACGTTGGAATTTCTTAGTAAGAATTGATAGAAATTGTGTTTGTGGAAATTCATGCTGTAACATTGCTATGATTGGTGTAATGATATATTCGTCTTCGTTGTTATAGTATAGATGTTGGTAGTGGAAAGCTGTATTCAGTACGCAATGAATTACTTTTTCATAATGAATAGTTAAAATATTGGGATTTTGAATCAGGGCATGTAGGGCTGATGAAGCATGTAGTATATGCCGTGTATATCCCTTGTCAGGCACGAGCACCCGACAATCTTGTTCTAATTTAAAGTATTGGAGTATTTTTTCTAGAGCGTCTACTAGTTGTTTTTCTGTTAAAAAAGAGTGCTGCGTATCATATTGTATGATTAAAGCGAGCAGTGCAAGTGTGTAGGAACGAGTGAAAATGCCATCTGTTTGCGAAGAAGATATTTCAAAATATAAATAATCTGGATTGAGGCAGGAGGCTAGTAAAACTTCTAATTGTGCAATATCTAAAAGGTTATGTTGTATAAAATATTGAAAACATGGATAAATGAGCATTTCTCTTGTGTAGGCATCGATTGTACCCATATGTTGCATCATGGTAGAGGTAAGTTCGTCTAAATTAAATGTATACAAGTATAGATAATCATTTTGCTGCAGTTCCTCTAGTTGTTGTTGCAAATCTTGAATATTCAAATTAACACCTCCTTTGTATAGTGTGTTAGTAAAAGGGTAGCTTTTGTATGCGTCCAGTGAAAAAGTGCATATGGATGAGACGAAAAGATATATTTTGTTGTATGGAACCATTTTAATATATGTAAAAAATGAGAGCGCGCGACTAAAAATGAAAAGGCAATCCAGGGTGGTGGTCTGGATTGCCTTTTCGTATAGTAAGAATTGTGTTTAGCATCACAGGAGTAGTCTAATTTATGTAAAGAATGTTTTAAATATATACCTGATTAGATGTATTAACAAACTACATAATATCTTAGTGATGTCCCCTTATTAAAGTAAGATTATGTAAGTGCACTTTTGCTACTATAATCACCTGTTAAAACATCTATCTAGACTTACATAGCACATGACTGAATAGTCCTATTTTTAATAATAAATAGCCTTTATATAGAACAACGAATGAAAATGTCTGAGTATCGGAAATAAGTAGATATCTTGAGCGACATCAGAAAAAGCATTTTTTTGTGTGAAACTTGGAAAACATTTTTAATTTTTCGTGTTATAAGAGATGGGTAAAAGTTATAGAGAGTCCAAGCTATTTATTTAGAGGAGCATATTGTATAAGAGAGGGGGAGAAAACAGGAGTTTTTTTTATGAAAGAAAACATTGAAATTCAATTGGCACCACCTTGGATTACGTATTTTAATGAAATTAAAAATTCTATAGGAGCTAGTCAAAATATAACAGTAGGACCACTAATTCCCGTTGGCGGGAATTATATCATTTTAGTAAAATCTAAAGATGATGAAAAAGCGGTAGCGTTAGCAACACTGTTGAAGCCACTAGTAGAGTTTGGAAATATAACGGTAGAAGTTATAGTAAGCAATAATGAAAATCAAATTGTGGAATCACTGCCTTGCTCTTTAGATGCGTTTGAGATTGCGCATTTGTTTCAGGTAGCGTTAGAAGGTAATCCGTACTTTCAACAAGTTGTTGTACAACCCCAGTTACCAGGTGGCAGAAACGTGGTTTTTCCTGTTTTTACGGCACAAGTTATTCAATTTTTTAATGATGATATTTCTAATTTATGTCAGACATTTACAGAGGTAGCTGCGATGGTGTTTCAAAATGTCATGAAAGAGAATATATGTGATATCTCCATTTTATTTTCAACTAGTTGTGAAGTTGGAGACAGTTTAACAGCAAGTGAACAGGAAAACGTTAATAATGAGGGTATACAACCTAAGTTGTACTATTAAATGTTAGAAAAAGACACCTTCCCCAGTTGAAGGTGTCTTTTTCACGGTGATTCTCTAGATGATATTTATAGTATATCCAACATTATTGAAAAATAGAACTTTTTATTGACTATAAGAAATATACATTGTATGTTTGAAATGAAAGTTCCCTATCTATTGCACAACAAAGAATCCGTCTCCTATTTGGAGGCGGATTCTTTGTTTTCTGTATGTAATTAGGGTTTCTTATTAACTTTTTCGTATAAATCATCTACCTTGCAGTCTAATATTTCGGCAAGTTGGAACGCTTTGTCAACCGTGGGAAATGAACGGCCTTGTATATAATTACTCACTTGACTAGGGGTAACCTTTAATTGCTGAGCTATCCACCTTCCTTTTAAGCCTCTTTTTTGTATTAATTCTCCTATATTACTTTTTAATTGGCCCATTAGCATCACCTATAAATATATTCACCAAAAAATAGAAATTACCTGTTAAATATAATTTTTATAAAAATTCAATTAAATTCGCATTGACAAGCAATAATCGCTCTCCCATATCATATACCTATATTACTTCCGTTTGGAAGCCTACGAAGAATTCTACTTGGAATTCCAAATGGCATGATAGCTATCAAGATGGGAGAGAGTTTATATGCGTTCTCAGTATAGTTACCTTAATGTAACTCCATATTTATATTCATCAAATGAATTGCGTCACATGTATAACCACGCTAAATCGAGAGCAGAAACAGAATCCATTCTCAAACACATGAAAAATCATGAAGTATTTGATAACAAAGAGTACAAAGGATATTTCAATTTATCTCAAATTGTAGAAGAGGATTTGTACGGTGAGGAAGAAGATATCCTCGACTGGCAAGACTTAATGGAACGGTATGAAATTGTGGCTACCAAATCAGGAGTTACATTTCGGGAGAAACATGAGGAGGACTACGAATGACACTTGCAGGAGAAGCAATCGTTATTTGGACAGCAACAGGTTTGTCTGTAATTGCAATGAAGGCAGCAGAAAAAATGGGGAGAAGTGTTCCACATTGGCTTCCAGGTATGACCCTGTACACTACACTTACAGGCTCGTTCGTATATCTTCTACGTTCTGTTCTCGTTATGTTTCTATGGTAGAAGACGATATGGAAGAGTAGGACAATAGGCAACATAAGGGAAAAGGCTTGTTCTGTTCTCTTCCAACAAAGTGCAATGATATCCTTATAGGATATCTAAAGGAGAAATGTTTATGTTGGAATTATTATTGGTCCCGACGGCAGCTTTAACTATTGCATTTGTAAGTGATAGGTTGAAAAAGAAAATGGATGATAAAAAGAAGATACAAGTGTTTTTCGAGGTGTCGGGTATTGCAATTAGAAAAAGTGACCAACTACACTATCCGAAATTTAAGAATAAAATTCTTGATGATCGAAGTACAACATACGTGTATGAATTACCTGTTGGTATGCCGAGTAAAATTATTCGCAAGGTTGAAGATGTTGTGAGTGAAGGGCTAAATAAACCTGTTCGAATTCAGTATGACAATTATAAATTGAACATTCGTGTATTTCATCAAGAGATACCAAAGAAGTGGGAATGGTCAACAAATTTAATTCAAGCTGGAAAATGGCTTGTGCCAATTGGGCAAAGTTTAGAACAATTGATGTATCACGACTTTGATCAAACACCACATATGACATTAGGTGGTTTAACACGTATGGGAAAGACTGTATTCCTAAAAAATGTGATGACATCTCTTATTACTGCACAAGCAGATGATACGCATTTGTTTATTATTGATTTAAAAGGAGGATTAGAATTCGGACCGTATCAAAACATAAAACAAGTAGAATCTATTGCAGAAAAGCCAATGGAAGCTTTTCAGGTGCTGCGTATGATTCTGAAAAAAATGGAAGAAAAAATGCTTTTTATGAAAGAACACCATTATACCAATGTGGTAGAAACAAATATAAGAGAACGCTATTTTATTATCGTGGATGAAGGTGCAGAACTTTGTCCAGATAAAAGCATGAGTAGAGAACGACAAAAATTACTGGGAGCTTGTCAGCAAATGCTTTCTTACATAGCGAGAATTGGTGGCGCTCTTGGCTTTCGCTTGATTTTTTGTACACAATATCCAACGGGGGACACGTTACCACGTCAAGTGAAACAAAACAGTGATGCGAGATTAGGCTTTCGTTTACCAACTCAAACCGCTTCGTGGAGTGAACCCTGAGAAT